AGGAAACGAAGTAATGGACCCCATCAGTTGTCCAGTCTTCTGACGACGTTTGCTACCATCGGGCATGAGGAAAATGTGCCTGGTTAGCGAACGGATGAAGAGACTTCGTTCCTCTTTACTCAAGCTTGCTTGAGTGGCGATTTCGTCGGCGATTGTCTCGCTGACCCAGGAGTGCAGCTTGTCGGTAGCTGACTCGAAATCGGCAGATTCCCACTTCTCACCTGGCTGGAGCAAGCCAAGGGAAGCGGTCAGGATTTCTTCGCCAACTGGCATACCAGTTAAGGCAAAGACGGGGTGACGTTGCAGAACGCCCCACATGTACCGCTGAAGCGCTTTCAGCACATAGTACGTGAGGGGCGGACCTTTGGAGATCACACGGACCTTCAAGGGTTCTGCAAGCCCGACGGGCTCAACATAGGGCACCTCCTTCAGTGCGGCGATGAGTACTCGATTGTAGAGTAAACCAGCATGTGCTTCGAGATCTGTCGCATCGATCTCGTAAGTCGGCTCGTTTGAGGCTCCGATAGCCTCCTCATCGAACTTCCGCCTGGTGCGCAGCAGACCAGCTTGCGTGCGCAGCCCTGTGAAAAGCTCAGTGTGTGAGAGAAGCTCGCCAACGGCACCAAGCTCCGAACGCGATCGGTTGTAGTTCGCGGATGTGGATGGAAACAACGGCGCCACTCTGTCCTGTAGGCCAAAGGGACGTGCGTCGGACCAGATCTCTCTGACAGTTCGTCTCAATTCGCGAGTTGCTACTTCGCGATTGAGAAGAAAGTCATGAGGGTGAGGGTCTTCATCATCCATCGGAGTGTCAGCCCAGCGCATGCCAGCTGGGGTTCTGACAGGTGCCTCGTCCAGGCGAGGCGTGGTGAGTGCTACCACAGTTTTCATTTCAGCAGACGCGATCAATTCAGCGGAAGGTCGCGGCATCCCTTTCTTACTGTAAAGGCACGATGCAATGAAACCGTAGGGGCTGTGCTCGGTACGTCCAGAGCACAAAAGGCGCGCAAAACGATGCGCGCGCCCGCCCAAAAGCACTTGGGGATTGTCGATCACCGCAGCCGGAAAGGGGCGCTGCGGGAGCACTTCCTGCTTGAGTTGGGCAGCCGCGAAAGCGGCAAGCTTATACTTACAGAGCTGTACAGCTGAAGCCTCCGTACCACCGGATATCGCCAAAAGGCGCATCCAGTGTGTGCGGGTCGGGCCCAGCTTGTACCCCTTCGCCTCAAAACCATAGAGGACGAAAAGCTCAAGCAGAACTTGAAGACATTGATCGACGAACTCCGTGGGAGAGAGTGCAGCGGCCTTGCGGGCCGCTGCCTTCCTTCCTAGGGAGGGTGTCTGTAGACCATCAGCGGTGCTTTGCTGATGGGGAGGAACCTTCCTACCATGAGGGGACAAGCGTGGTTTTAAACTGCGTTTTGT